CTGGTAAATCTACAGATGCAGGAGTATTAGCATTATGTGCTTGGCTTGCATCACCACACAATACAACTGTTATAGTATGTTCTACTACTAGTAAAATGTTAGAAAAACGTATATGGAGAGAAGTAGTAAAGTTTTATAAAATGCGTGAACATGAATTTCCTGGTGTTATAAGAAGATCTACAACTAGTATTTTATTTGATCCAGAAAATCCATTGTCTGGTATACATGGTGTAGCAGTACAAATGGGTACACAAGCAGATGCATTAGGTAACTTAATAGGTATGCATAATGAACATGTATATTTAATAGTTGACGAAATGCAAGCTACTCGTGAAGCAGCAGTAACAGCTTGGGATAACTTATCTTCTGGATTAATAGAAGGTGGATTTTTAGGTATGGGTAACCCTATGTCTAAAATGGATCCATTAGGTGCTAAATCTATACCTGTAGGCGGATGGGAAAAACTATCTAGTGAATTAGAAGAATGGAAAACACCTAAAGGACATACGTTATATTTTGATGGATTAAAAAGTCCAGGAGTAGATGATCCAGATAAATATCCTTTTTTATTAACAAAAAAACAAATAGATGAAATGCGTATAGATCCAGGAGAGGATAGTCCACGTTTTTGGACTATGCGTAGAGGATTTATGCCACCAGATGGTATTATATGGTCTATTTTAAATGAAAAAACTATACAACAATATCATGTAAGAGATACAGCTATATGGTCTAGTCAGCCTACAATGGTTGCTGGTATTGATCCAGCTTATTCTGCTGGTGGTGATAAATGTATTTTATATCCTGCTAAAGTAGGTATGAGTAATACAGGTGAATATGCAATAGAATTTCAAGAACCTATTGGTATTAATCTAGTAGCTAAAAAAGATCAATTAATGATTGATACATTATGTGAGAATATAAAACATCATTTAAATGCAATAGGATGTACTATTGATAATGTAGGTATGGATTGTACAGGTAACCAATGGTTATTAGCAGATGCATTAGAAAAAACAATGGGTAATACTGGTATACATCGTGTTAAATTTTCTGGTAGTGCAAGTGATGAACCTATATCAATACAAGATAAAAGACCTGGTAGAGATTTGTATTCTAATTATGTAACAGAATTATGGGGTAGATTTGGATTATATGTACAAAATGATATGATCCGTAATTTAGATGAAGAAGCTTGCAAACAATTTTGCACAAGGTTATTGGATTTTTCTTCTGCAGATAGTAGAAAAGTAACTATTGAATCAAAAACAATATTGAGAGAAAGATTAGGATATTCTCCAGATGAAGCTGATGCAGCAGTAGTTGCATTAGAAGTTGTTAGAAAAGGTTTAAATATATTACCTATGAGTAATAAAGGTGGAGTTGGTTCTTTTGCAGAAGATGAATGGGAAGAATTAGCCGAAATAGAATCCGAGTATAACGAAGATGGTTTTTCTGATCAAGATGGTATTGAAGAAGATTTTAGTGATTGGAATGAATTAAATGTATAAATTAAAAGACACTTCATTAACGCCTAGATGCGGATGGGTTTATTATATAGAAGAAACTTCTATTATAATAGAAGCAGAAACATATGATGATTTAGTAGAAGATGTAATACATAATTATATCTTAAATGATTTAGAAGTTCCTACAAATATAGAATTATTAATACAAAATGCAATATGCGAAGAATGTCCAACTGGTTTTTGTATAGGTCATACAAATAAATATTATGTAGATGATATTGATGTTTTAAATAAAGATACAGAAATTAATCTACTAAAAAGAAAAACTAAACATAAAGCTGTTGATTTAGATACAGCAAGAGAAAGATATGATATTTGTTTAGATTGTGAATATAATATAGAACATGAAGATTTAGGAGATGTATGCTCTATATCAAAATGTTTTATATCACAGTTAATTAATCAAGATAAAATTATTCTAGACAAAATAGAAAATAATAATTATAACAATCATCCAACAAATTGTTGGCAAAAGAAAGGTAAATAATGAGTAACTTCAAAGTGGTAATAGAATGGGAGTTTGAAGAAACAGGTAGTTATCCTGTAATGAAAGCTAAAGCTTTATGTAGTGCTACAACAGTCGAAGGTAATACTTTTGTAAAAGAAATAACACAAGACTGTAATGATATGGAAGATGGTGTAAAAACTATGCATAGATCTAGTCATTTTACTGATCTACTAAAAATATTAAGTTTAGCTGCAATACCTACTGAATACACAGAATATAAATTTCAAACAAAAGAAGAAAAAGAAAAAGATCAAGTAAAAAGTATTGAAAAACAACAAGAAGAGTTTTATAACAATCTACGTAAAAAACTAGTAAAACAAAAATATGGTGAATTAAGAAAATGGTGCCACGATCAACAAATTGACGTTTCTATAAAAAATGGTGCTCCTAAAAACGAAGTTGCAAATAAAATAATAGCTGCAATAAAAAAGAAAGAAGCTAATGAGAAAAATAACTGATCCAGATAAAGCACACAGTATTGTTCAAGATTTAATACATTATGATATAACAAGAGCTAATAAACGAGCTAAAGTAAGTGGTATGGTAGCAGGTAATGCACCATTTGACCCAGAAATGCTTAAAAAAACAGGTCAAGGTCATAGATGTAATGTAAACTTTCGTGAAGGTGAAGGTATTATACAAGCACGTAATACTTCATTTTTTGAATTATTTTTAGATGGTCGCAGTATTATTGATTGTAAATTAAAAGATTTAGCTATTTATCTAGGCAGAGGAACACATTGGCAAAGTATTGTAACAGAAGAGTTAAAAAACTTAATTAACTCTTGGTGTGGTTTTGAATACGAAATGATGGTGTTAGCTAATTCTATGAATTTACATGGTGATGGTTTTCCATTATTTAGTGATCCAGAATCATGGAAATGGAAAGCATTTAAAACTGGTGAAGTATTATTCCCTAAAAATACTAAAGCATCTGTAGATTATATAGAATGTGCAGTAGTATTAGATACTGCTAGTATTCCTACATTATATAAATATATGCAAAATAAAAGTGCTTCAGATATGGGATGGAATAGAAGTGCTATTAGAGAACTAATAGAAGACAGTTTACAAAAAAATGCATATGATACAATGGATTGGGAAGAAATACAAAGAGATATTGAAAATAATGCATTAGCATATCAAACAGTATTACAATCTGAAATTAAAATTGCACATTTATTAGTTAGAGAACAAACAGGTAAAATTAGTCATTATATAATTGAACGTGGTAAACAAAGTGAATTTTTATATAAACGTGAAGATGCATATGATAAAATACAAGAAGTATTTATACCATTTATATGTAATATAGGTAATGGATATTTTCATGGATTAAAAGGTATAGGACATAGAATATATCCTTCTGTAGTTATTAACAATAGATTTTTATGTAGAGCAGTAGATGGTGCTATGGATAGTGCATCTATGGTTGTATCATTTAAAGATGGTACAAGTCGTAAAGGTAAAACATTAAGATTAGGTAATCAAATTATATTACCATCTGGAGCAGGATTAGAAACTAATAATTTATCTACTAATCTACAAGGTATTACTAATATGTATGGTTTATTATCACAAGTAAACCAATCTAGTGTAGGTGTTAAAAGACCAGGATTAGGATCTGTAGCAGGATCAGATGTACAAAAATACACAGCTAGAGGTGCTGGAATACAAGCTATTGAAGAAATTGAATTAGAAAAAACTGATATAGCTTTATATTACAGACAAGTTGATATGTTATATATGGAAATGGCTAGACGTATATTTACTTCTAAAGAAGCAGATGCTAAAGGTTTTCGTAATAGATGTATAGAACGTGGTGTTCCAGAAGAATTATTAAAAGATTTAAGTGCTTGGGAGTTTAAAGCACCTAGAACAATTGGTTCTGGATCTACAGTAATGAAAAATATGACTACACAAGAAATGTTATCTATAGCACCATATTTACCAGAAATGGGTAAACGTGCAGTAATAGAAGACTTTATTGAAGCTAGAGGTGGACCAGATTCTGTTAATAGATATTATCCACCATTTGAAGATGATACTATGCCTAGTAAGAGTAATCAAATAGCACAGCTAGAAAATAATGATTTATTACAAGGATTTGAAAGTATTGTTAGTATAGATGATTTACATACTACACATTTAGATACACACTTTAGATTCTTCCAAACAAAACTAGCTCAATTATTAGATGATCCACAAGAAAAAGATATATTTGATGCAATGGATGCTATACCTGTTATATTGAAACATTTAAGCACACATGTACAATTCCTTAAAGGAGATAAACTACATGCTAGTAAAATGAAAAAATATGAACAGCAATTAGCTAATATGATACGTGTTTCTAAACAAATAGAAAAAATTGCTAATAAATTTGCTGAAGTAAGAGAGCAAAAAGCAAGAGAACAACAAGAACAAATGAAAGCAATGGCTGAACGTGGTGATGCAACAGAGTTACAAAAACATATGATGGAAATACAAGCTGAACAACAGTTTAAAGTTATGAAAGAAAAACATAACCATCAAGTACGTGTAGCTAAAGCACAACATGGAATGCAAATAGCTGCTGCTAAAGCAGAAAATGAAATAAGAATAGCACAAGCTAAAGCAAGTGCTGAAATGGAGGGATAATGAATATAACTGAAATTGATCAGTTAATTAATGAAATTAATACCGATGGTAGTCATTTACATCAAAGTTATGTAAAATGGAAAAATAACCGTATGACTAAATTAGTAGGTAGTATATTATATGCACTATCAACACCAGATAAAGCTGCTGGTAAATTAGTTAATGTACCAGGAACAGGTGAAGATTCTGCATGTGCAGTATTAGGATATGTTTTAGGAAGAAGTCATGCTACATCAGAAATGATGCAACTTGATCAACTTGTTGAAACAGTAGCAGAAGAATTAGAAGAAACATTTGAATAAGGAGAATTAGATGGCAAACCCAAATCAGCAAGAATTAACAGAAGAGCATACATCAGAAGAAGCATTAACTGAAATGGTTAATAAAATGTATCCAACAGAAGAGTCTACACCTGTAGAAACACCTGTAGAAACTGTTGAAGAAACTACAGAAACACCAGAACCAATACAATCTGAAAAAAAATCTGATAGTAAATTACCACCAGGATTTGAAGCAGGTGAAACTAAAAAGAATATTGATATAGAAGAAATTGATAATGCTATAGAAAATGCACCTAACGAAAGCTACAAAAAAAATATGGTAGCTATGCGTGAAAAGTTAGCTGAAAATAAAGAAAAAATTACTTCACAAAATGAATTAATAACTAAATTAAAAGAAGCTGGTATTGTTGATGATGAGTTTAATATTAAAACAGAAGGTTTAGATAAAGATTTACAATCTAAATTAGATGATGCATATGATAAACTCGGACAGTTTTCATTAATGGAAGATCCTAGATTTCAAGCTAAATATGGTAGACCTATAGAAAGCAATTTAAAACAAATTGTAGAAGTAATTAAACCTACATTAGATGATGAAGATCAAGAACATGCTCCACAATATGTATATAAATTAGCATCTATGAATCCAGTAGAGCGTGTTAAATTTATGAAAGAAAATATTCCAGAAGAATATAGAACAGTAATTGCACCTTATTTTGCAAGAATTGATGAAATAGCTTCTGAAAGAAATGTAGCATTACAAAAACATGCTGAAACTAAAAAGAGTTTACAAAAGGAGCAGATACTTAATGACACTAATCGTGTTGAACAATATAGAACTGCTTTAAGACAAACAGCACAAGATGCTGTAATTAAAGAAGGTTTTTCTATCTTTAAAAAGAAAGAAGGTAATGATGAATATAATCAATTCGTTGACGCTTTATATAAAGAAGTTGATACAATTTTTGAACAAGATGATCCAGAAGTGCAAAGTCAAGCAATGTTACTTGGTGCTGCAGCGCCAGTTTATAAAGGTATGTACGAAGCTACAGAAGCTAAATTACAAGAAGCTCTTGCAGAAATTGAAAACCTTAAAGGTGGTCGTGCTACATTTGGTGATGGGGATCAAGGACTTGATAGTGACATTAGTCAAGAAGCTGTATCAACTAATAAAGGAATTGCCAGCCTTATTTCGAAAGACTTAGGTTTAGCGTAAAAAATTACTTGACATAAATATTCTATTTCTAATATAAAGAAAGCACGCCCTGTTGTGTGTTAACAACAACTCGCAAGTTCAAGCGTTAGAGAACAACTATTAGGGTAAGTCTATTATAATAGATTTACATTTTTGTTAATTAAAACTTCTAACGGAGAAATAGAATGGCTAAACCAGGCGATCAAGTAACAACTGGGTATGGCAGCGGTAGCGCACAATCTGTTGATCATTTGAACAATGCGTTCATTCGAGCAGAACAGTTCGTTCACCAAGCTATATCTAATAAATCCAAAGAAACAATGTCTATATGGCGTGACATGATTGGACTCGGTAATTTCGAGTATGGTCGTGGATTCATCATGAAGAAACATAGTTTCTATGGTGGTAAAGAAACAACGAACTCTGCAGGTGATTGGTATAATTTAACAGACCTACAGAAACGTGATAATAAATCATCTGGAGGCGACAATGATGCATTACTACATGATATTAGTAGTGGTGATGCTGCGTCACCTGCAGAAGATGTCGGTAACTTAGGACAATACAATCCAGTCGTAACTGATTATGGATTCGAAGAAAAGCAATACACTATCTATGAAACAACTCGTAGAACACGAGATATTTGTTTACGTGATATTGTATTCCAATGGCAATTCGAGCAACAATTAGAGATGATCTTTAATTCACTTGCTGATATTACATTGGGTGCTTGGGAAAAATGGTTAAGAGAAACTTATGTTACTTTTGCTACAAAGCAATTAGTAGCTGAAGGATTCCCATCATTCACCATTACAAATGGTGCTTCTGGAACTGTTGTTAACCAAGCTGGATTACGTGAAATTGACTTAGGTGGTACACCTATGGATTCAATTGGCGTACTTTCACAAGATGTTCTAGATTATCATTATCAGTACCTAGCAAGACAAGCAAGACCAGGTAAAGTAGCTGATGGTGAAAATGGAATGCCTGTATTTGCACTAGTTACTTCATTTGAAACTTCAACTGAATTGATTAGTAAAGATACTGTAAGAAATCAAGATATGCGTTATGCAAGACCTAGTTTCTTACTAGAAGGTTATGGAACAATTACAGGATATAAAAACTTCGCACACTCGCATGACTTGGAAACTCCACGTTACAAGCCAACTGTAGGTGGGAAATTAGAACGTGTATATCCTTATGAGTTCACACCAACATCTATCGGTAATGCAACTAACATCAATAAAGATTATGTATATGCTCCATTTGAGTTATCTATCATATTCCTTAAAGATGTATATCGTGGTCTAGTTCCAGAAAACCCAACAGCTGTAGCTGGTGCTACATTTGGTGGTGCTTCTAACTTAGGTACTTATAAATGGATCAACATTGAAGATCGTGAAACCAACTTGCTTGGGGAAACAGGATTCATGTTTGCACGATTTAATTGTGCTCCAGAACCTTTAGATCAAGTAGATAATGCATTAGTATTATTGCATAGACGACATCAAGTAGTGCCAATTGTGCAACCAGCACAAGGTACTGGTTCTGATAATGCAGCATCTTCTGACACAGGAATGACTGCAGAAGCATTCAGTGCAGTTGTTGATAATGGTGAAGGATCAACGGATACAGATACAGCATATACAGCTGTTGAAATTACGTTATCTGCAGCATTTAACACAAAACAAATTGGTGATGTAGTTGAAGCAACATACAATACTAGTGATACTCAAAATCTATTAATCTCTAGGGATTATGGTAATGGTCGTTACAGATTTATTCCTGTAACAGACGCTAATGGTACTGCTGAGTCTACTGCTGCTGATTGGGCAACTGTCCTAGCACAAAATAGTGACTTCGCAATTAGTTAATAAATTAAATAATAGAGAGTGACCTTCGGGTCCTCTCTTTTTTTTATTATCATGAAAGCACTAGAAGAAAAAATTAACGATATGTCTGTAAAACATGCTGAATTAGTATCTATACAAACTAATACTTTAAAAGCAGTAGAAGCTCTAAAAGATGATGTAGATAGATTAGAGCGAAGACTATATGTAGACAATGGTAGTCCATCTATACAAACACGTTTAGATAGACATGAACGATTTATAAAAATAGCAAATTTTGTAAGTTATGCAGCTATTACAGCTGTTATAACTATTTTAATAAGAGGAGAATTAATATGAGTGTAGAATTATTAGCAATGTTAGGTGGATCTTTATCTGGTTTCGTAATGAAACTAATTGCAGCACAAACGCAATCACAAGCACAAATGCTTGAAGGTATGTTAAAAAAACAAGAAGCAGCAGATGCTAGTGCTGATAGAGCAGCTAAACGTGGTGGTCAAGCAGGTGCAATAGTAAGACGAGTAATAGCTATCTGTACATTATTTGCAGTAATTTTTGCACCTTTTATTCTCGCTTTTTTTAATCAACCTGTAACCATAGAAGCTAATAAAGCTGGTGGTATATTTGGTTTTTTATTTGGAGATTTATTTTCTAAAGGTAATGGTTGGATTGAATTACAAGGTTATGTATTATTACCAGAAGTTCGTCAAACTATGTTAGCTTTAGTTGGATTTTATTTTGGATCTTCGCAGGTAAAATAAATGTCAGATACATACTTTTATGATAGCCAAGAAAGTTTTCAAGGTGGCATGCAGGGTGGATTTGATCCTGGTCATGTATCTTCAGATCAATATTTTCGTGGTCGTAATATAGTATGTCGTGATGGTGTTATTGGTCCAAGACCATCTTTTGAATTAAAACCATTTGTTACAGATAATTTACCTACAGAAGACCAAAGATCTGAATATCAAGCATTATTATCAGATGCATCAAATAGTCTTGTTGCAGCTACTGAAGCTTATAATAATAGTTGGGGAGAACTTACTGATATTCAAACTGATATAAATACTGCATTATTAAATGCAGATTTATTACATCCTATAGATGTAGGAATACCAGGTTCTAATTTTGATTTAATTAATAGTATATTACAATATATATCTATACCTACCAGCATTAATGATTCTAATTTTTACAATGAAAATTTAATGTTTGGTAAAGATATAACTATTAAATATTTGTATGGTAGTCATTATGCAGGATCAGTTCCTGGATGGAGAGTTATTAATAATGAGTTTTCACAAAATGATACAACTTTATATGGAGGTACTTCTAATACTGGTGAGCCAGGAAGGGTATTAATTAACAATTCTATATTATTTCCTTTTGAAAATGAAGTAGTAAGACAAGCTATAAACGCAGGTGTTTATAATAAATTTACAGCAAACATACCAAATTCTTATAGATTTATAGCTCCTTATGGAATGGAAAAATATATTGCACCTACAATTGATGGTACAAGTAATTATGATACAAGAGAAGAGCATGAACCAGTACCTATTAACACACATTTATTATTTAATCCACGAACAACTCAAGCAAATAGCGATGTTACTAAATATGCTTATACTAGCCAAAGAATATATTTAGAAAAAATAACACATTCAAAAGCAAACAATACTTCTATTTCAAATTTAGGAACTATATATATAGGAAATACCACTCCATATTATTTAATAGCACAAGGAACACATCCATCATATTTTGACTTACAAGGATTTAGTACACGTGGTTCTGCATTATATACAGATTGGGGAATTTTTGGATCACCTTTAGATAGCTCTGGTAATTTTGGTAATACAAGTAATTGGGGAGTATATAATGGTATTAAATATACACCTAAAGGATCTGCTGTTTTAGGAGAAACTTTATATAAATTATTATGTATTGGACAATATAAAGATATATTATCAACAAATTATATTACAGGAGGAACAACTAAAGATAGCACATTAACACAATCAATGATTGATGATATTATAATATGTTTAAATGGAGAAACTTCTGATTGGGTAACACCATATACATCTAATAATATTCCTTTTAATACTAAAACATTCTTAACAGAAACAAGAGTTGGAACAGGAACTTCTAGTTCATATTCTACTTATATAGAACAACAAAGTTCATCATATCATAATGATACAGATTCATCTGAGCGTTCTGATAGCGTTAATAGAGAAAATTATTATGCAGCACAATGGGTTCAAAAAAAACCAAATGTATTTCAGTTAAATAATACAGCAAATGAAAATAATAATTTTAATATGTCTTTAGATAATAATATAGATATAGACAATACAACAAATAATTATGAAGATTTAACAGAAAAAATTTATAATGATTTTGAAAATATAAAAAAATTACCACAACAACAAAATGATGAAGATAAAGAATTAAGATCTGTAGCAATAAAATGTGCGTCAGAATTAATTCAAAAAACTGATAATGAATTAGAAGCTGATTATTTTATTTTATTTAATAAAGATGTTGATTCATTTCAAGCAACATTAACTTTGAATTTAGAAGATTATTTACATGAAGAAATTGATTATGGAACATATCCAGCATTAGATGCTAGTACAAAAAATAATTGGAAAACTTTTGATGACATAAGAGATGATTCTCCTACAAAATGGTGGAAACATACAGGAAGTAGTGAACCAACTAGTATTCAACAACAAATAGGTGATTCAATAGTAACAGCAGATATAGTTGCTGTATATCCGCATAGATTAGCAAAAGAAACAATTCATCCTTCAGCAGAAGCAGCAGTTAAAACTGTTGCAAACGAAACAATTAAATTAGGATTATTTGATGGATATTATACAAACAATGTTTTAGCAAATGAAACTGTTATTACTCCTTATCACTCTACTCAAAGCGGTTCTTGGAGTGCAGGAAGTATTACAGATGCTACAGATACTAGAGTTAGAAACTTTGTTTCTGGAGATGTATATTTTCAAGAAATACAATCTAATCCATATAATATAACTTATGTAAATGCTGATAATGGAATTTTAATAAAAAATGTAAAAGTTAATGGTGTTAGTGCAGATATTAATGCGTTTAATATGACTGATGATATTCCAATAACAACTAATGATGGTGATATTTTACCTATAAAAACAAATATTCCATTAGCAATAGCTAATCATAAATTAAATTTAAAAATAAAACAAAGTAATATAGTAGCTTTAGCTGAATATTGGAAAAGTGTACAAGAAGAATATAATCAAACATATACATGGTCATTTTCTAATCCATCATTTTTTAATTTAACAAATAATAATTTTATAGTTAATTCTTCTTTTGAAGATACTACAGATGTAGAAAATCCTATTGGAATACCAGATTCTTGGGCAGCAAGACCTTTAATACAGAAAAATGATGGAACTACTGATATTGCATCATTTGAAGTAGTAGATAGTACAACTGTAGATATTCCTAGTGGAACAAAAGCTATACGTGTATATGATAGAAGCCAACAACAACATTCATTAGCATATTTATTATATTATGGTCCACAAGAAGATGGTACTGTTCAAGCTACAAATCCTGGTGGAGCTTATCCAAATACAACAAAAGTTAATCCACATAAACCTTTTAAAATTAAAATACGAGCTAGAGTAAGACCTATATCTGGAACAGCTACAGGAACATATAGTGCTGGATCAGAACCTTCTAGTGTTAAAATGACATGTCGTATAGTAATGGCTGATAGAACAGGAAGTCCCTGGTCAGCTAGTGAATTAGAAGCAAGTCAAACATCTGTTGTAGATTGTAACTTTGATGAATGGACAACTATAGAAGCTACTCATTTTAGTGCAGGTAATCCAGATGCAACTGAATTATATTTTTCTATAGGTGATGCTAGTCAAAATAATTTAACAACTACAAGTTCTCAAGTACGTATGGAATACTATGTAGATGACGTAACTGCAACACATGATTTTGATGGTATAAATACACAAATAGCATGGGGATACCCAGAGTGGGAAAATTTATCTATATTTAAATTACGAGATTTTAATTTTTGGGCTAATGAAGTAGTTAGATTAGGATCTTTAACACAATTTCAAAATAATAGTTTAAGAATATTTGAACAAGGTCATTATCAAGGATCAGATATTTATTATACAGATAATGCTATTTATTTAGTTGTTGTTATGTCTGGTCATATATTTTTAATAAATTTAGAAACATATCAAATATTATGTTTAACAGGACAAGATAATAGATTATCTGATTTTGTTGACAAAGTATATATGACACAAGTTGAAAGTCATTTTGTTATTCAAGATGGAATTAAAACTCCAAAAATATTAACAGGTACAAATTTAAGAGATAGCAATACAGAAAATGATGAAGTACCTGTAGGAACTAATATGGCATATGGTCAAGGTAGACTGTCTGTACAAATTAGTCCTTATCATTTTAGAATAGGAGATATTCATTTATCATATGAGCCTAATAATGTGTTAAAATTTAAAGAAACTAAAATTCTTAATGAAGGTGGTGGCTTTAATGTTGGTAGTAAATTAGGTGAAATCATATCCTTACAATTTGCAAATGTTGCTGATACAAGTACTGGAGATGGTCCCCTCCTTGCCATTTGTAGGAACGGATTCAGCACATTTGCAATTAATAATCCACGAAGAACCTGGTTAGATATAGGTATACAAAAAGTACAATTACTTGGTAGTACTATTGTAGGTAAAGATGCATTTATTAATATTAATGAAGACATTCTATATCGTAGTCCAGAAGGTATAAGATCTTATTCAGTAGGTATATCTGAAGCTAATAATGGATTTAGATTTAGCGAAATAAGTAGAGAAGTTAGTAATTACATTGATAATGATAAAAATTATGATGGTCAATTTAATAGTATGGCTTATTACGATAGTCGTTTATTAGCATTAACTACACCAGAAAATATAAAAACTGAAGGTGCTGAATATGAGTCATTGTTAATAGCAAGAGATCAAGCTGAAACAAATGCTAAAACAGAATACGAAGCAATAGGTAAAACTTCTACAGAAGCTGATACAGATATAGTAACTACTAATATGCCAGATTTATATAATACTTATATTGATAGTTTATTTACTAAAAATAATACAATATCAAGTTGGACAGAAATTAATCCTATTAATGTTGATAGATGGACTAGTGAAGCAGCAGTTTGGAATGCTGATGCAGCTGATAGTACTTTATCACAAATTAAAAGTCCAACAGAAGCAAATCTACAAGATTATGTAGCCGATGAAATTATTGGTGGTCAAGGTGACGCTGTATTAGTAAATAGAACATATCAACTTCAAAAAGCATTTGGTAGTCATATTAAAACTTTTGATTTAAATCCACAAACTGATCATAATGTAAATAGAATTATACCAGATAATTTTACAATAGAATTACAATTTGTATGGTCTGGTGATAATGAAACATACAATAATGGATATATACCATTATATGGACATGGTAATGTATTAGGCGGAATTACAGATGGTAATATAAATTTTGTTACTGGTATAGATGTTGATGTTGGATTTATTATAGCAGCAAAAGGTGGATCGTTTGCTACACCTAATCAATTATCTTTTATATATGTAGATGAAAGTAATAATATTGTTACAACAGATATAAGTACTACAAACCATTTAATTAATAATCAATTAAATACAGTTGTAGTTACATGGGATAATACATTAAAAGAAGTAACTGCTATAGTAAATGGTAATAGTCCAGTAACAGCAACAACAGGTGTAGTAAATAATTTTACTACTGATTTGCCATCTATGCGTAAAACTCCAGTAAACAACCAAGATAAATCATTAAAAGCAAGTTTTTGGGGAACATCTTGGGCAGATGCATTTATAGAACCACCTTTAGGAAGTCCTATTAGAGTATTAGTATATAATCAAAAATTAGGTACAGACCAACAAACTGAAGCAGGTAATGGTGATAAATATATACAAAACAAATATTTAACAGATGATATACAAATTAGAAATCGTGAAATAACTACAACTGAAAATTATAATATATATAATTTTACAAATAATGCTAATCCATCTTTTAAAGCTACATTAGCTATTAATAATCCTATATATAATTTTTATCTTTCAGCAATGACTAATCAATGGAGTGTTTTAGATCCTGTTATTGCAGTTTCTATTTATACATCATGGGTATTAAATGCTAGTGATTCTAGTGATAGTAGTAAAACCCCCTGGAGTTCTGGAAATGATATAACAGCGATTAATAGAGCTTTTTCAGTATATAATCATGGTACAAGTGATATAGATAAAAGAATTGCTGTAGAATATATATTAACTTTATTTAATCCAAATGCTGCTGATAGTTATGAAACTTTAGTAGAAGCATTAAGAGTTTATAAAAATGCAATAAATAAAGTAGGAGCAAATACATTTAATAGCGTTTATCATAAAGGTATTATTGCATATGACTTTAGTTTAGCTGGTTATACAAAAAGTACTAAAACATCTACTAGTGCTAGATTAAAAACAGGTTCATATGATGGTTTATGGACAGGGTTAAATATATATAAAATATTAAATTATATAGAAAATGGTGAAAGAAAATGTATAGCATTATGTAAACAACCATTAGATTATACTGATCCAGCAAGAACAAATCCTAGAACAAACGAAATTACTTGTTTATATGAAATACAAAAAAATAATAGTGGTGTAGATAATTATAATAATAGTTTTGAAAACAAAATAGAACAATCTGTTGAATTAAGATCTATGCCATATAAAACAGAAAATACATATATAGATGCACCATTTATATATAAACATTTAGAAGAATGTACTTTTTGGATAGATGGTATTGAAGATGACGTAACATTAGAATGTTATTTAAAAACAGATGTTGTAGATACTTATAATAAAATTGGTGAATTACAATTAAAAGCACAAACAAGTCATCCAACAGATCCTACTAAAGTAGGAGCACCACAATCTAGAGCAATGATTAGATTAAAAGATTTTACTGACATAATAGACGTAAGTAAAAATCATCCTATTAGATGTGGTAATGAGTTCCAATTTAAATTTACATGGACAGGAAAAATTAAAATTAGAAGGTTTTTAACAAGTAGTAGAAAGATTAGTCAACCTAAACTTGTCAACATAGAAACAGAAAAAATTACAGAAGTGATAGACACAACTGATGAGTTTAGCTACAATTCCGACTATTATAGTAATTAAGGCATATTATGATCATAAATCAAAACGTAATAACACATAGTACATCTGGTATAACAAATTATACAGATGCTAAAACTTTTGTCGAAAGTTTATCAAATTATTTAAAAATACAAACAGAATTGCCTAGCGGATTAAGTATGATGTCTATTGGACAAAATGCTCCAGATCAACAATATCAAAACGTACCCTGGTTAGAATTAGATGAAAATAATAACCCTATAGCATTTAAATATTTTAATGGTGTTAGCTGGCAAAGTATTGCTACAGATTTTGCAATTAAATCATTAGGATCTAATTTATATTTACAAAGCGGTACAGGTGAATTTGCTCTTGTAGGAGAACCTAATACTAGACAAGTAACAAGTGATGACGCAAATTTAAAAACTCAATTTATATTTCCTGCTGCTTTTAATTCAGAAGCTACTCCCATTGTTTCAATTACACCACAAGCATGTAGTGTTATGGATTCAGTAAATACTCAACCACATTGTCATTTTAATTTTAATGTTAATGTTATTAATAGTACTGGTTTTGATATAGCTTATTCTTATAAAGAAAATCGTGGACTTGTTAAAACAACTGACGCAAGTATTCAAAAAGAAGAAGCAATGAACTCTGGTGCTACAATTGTTGCAGCAAATGGTGATGATGGAATGCATGTACATAGTATTACTCAATCATCACATACTATTATGAAAGCTGATAATGTAGACTTATTGTCAACTGTAAACAGCATTAAAGATCAAGGTCGTAAATTTAAATTTTCGTATATTGCAATAGGACAAATAAACTAATGGCTAAATTATTATTACAAGATGCAAAAGGACCAGTAGCTGAAATATTAAACATGAGTAGTACAGATACTCGTGTTGTTGAATATATTAATGAAGCTATTGAGTTTATTATGCAAAGTACTGATTGGGCTAATACTATTAGACAAATGAGATTTACTGCAAAAGATGGAGTAATTACATTTCCACCAGAAGTTGTAGCACCTTTAAAATTTTCTGTAAATGGTATTATAGGACAGCCATATGGTAAACAATATGAATATATTAATAATGGTCCAGGACATGCAGATAACTGGAGATTAACAGAACAAAATTTAATTGATGTAGGAGAGTTTCCTACAGAGTATGAAATATCAGAAACAGCACCAAATTTAAAAATCTATTATAATAGACCAGTAGGAGATACTACTACATATACAGTAACAGTAAGAGGTATTGACTCTGATGGTAATGAAATATATGGATCAGATGGTAATCCTGGTGTTGACTTTACTTTAGCTCCTAGTGTTGCACATGCATCTTTAACTAATGGTGTTATAGAAGAGTCAGCAACACCAACAGATAATGCTGCAACAGATTTTTATAGAATTAGACAAGTTATAAAACCACAAACAAAAGGTTATATGTTATTAAAAGGCATTAAAGATGGTGATGCTACAGTAGATGAAGAATTATTATCAACATATAAACCACATGAAACTACACCATCTTATAGAAGATTTAAAATATTTGGCGTAGCTGATATGGATGAAAATAAATATACAACTATAAGAGGTATATTTAGAGTAGGCTACACTCCAGCATATAATGATGAAGATGAATTGTTAATTAATATGATTACACCATTAAAACTAATGTGTAGAGCATTAGTTCATTATGAACATGATGAAGTAAAAAGTGCAGCTTCATTAGAAGGAATTGTAGAACGTATATTAAGAAAACAAGTTAATAGATATGATGTTCAAGATAACTTATTAGATGCAGATATTGGTTATGGAAATGGAGATGTAGTAGGGGTTTAATTATGGGTTGGTTATCTGATAGATGGAAAGATATAAGAGATAAAGTATTTGACGATGTATTAGGCGTTGATTCTTCACGTGGTGGTATTGGTGGTGCTATAGCAGATGCTGTAGATGATGTTAATGAAGAATTAAAAAATCTTGACCAAAACTTAAATATTAGTGAAAGAGGTCAAAAACTTAAAGAAGAATATGGTCGCATAGAAGATGATGTTAAAGGTGCTGTAAAAGATGCTGGAGAATATATTGAAGATGATCTAGGTATAGATTTAAAAACATTAGCTTCAGCAGCATTAATGTTTACTCCTGTAGGAGCAGCTCTTGGCGGAATGTTAGGTACAGGGTTATCTAGTGTAGGATTAGGTTCTGTTGCTAACTTTACTGCAGGTGGTTTATTACAAGGTGGATTAGCTGCTAATATGGGTGCAGGATTAACTATGGGAGCAAGAGTAGGAGCTCTTATGGGAACAGGTGCTGAAGCATATAATATGTATCAAGCTAATAAATATGGCTATGATTATGATTTTGATATAAATAGAATTGGTGATGCATCATTTAGATCAGCAGGTAGTGGTGCTATTATGGGACCATTAGCAAATGTTGCATTTGGTGCTATAGGTCAAGGAATAAATAAACTTGGTCAAGGTTTTGAAAATATAGGTTTAGAAAAAATAGGTCAAGGAATGCAGATTGGAAATCAAAATCTAATGGCAGGAGCCAAAACTTATGAAGATGCTAGTAAATTTGAAAGTGCTTTTTATAATATAGGTAGAGGTACTATGCAAAGTGGTACATATCAATTAGGTACAGAAGGTAAAATTGATCCTACTAGATTAGCTGTAGGTGCAGCATCTGGTGGCTTAATGGGTACTGGAGCATTAGCAACAGTAGGATTAGGTGCTACAGACGCAACAATAAAAAGCTTACAAGATGGATCGTTTTTTGGACCAGATCCAATGATGAATCCTATAATGGGTCAAGGTGGTAATTATTCTATAGATAGTGGAGCAACAAATACTACAGGAGTTGCAAAACAAAGTAAAAGTAAAAAATCTACACAAGGAGATAGTATTCCAGAAGCACAATTTATAGAAACAGACGGAAGCCAATTTGGTAGTGCAGGAACTGGTGGTGTATTTGGTGGACTAGATGAATTAGATCCATCTAAAGGATTTGTTGATACAGACAAATTTGCTAATTTATATGCACAACGTGGTTTAGGAGAAATGGTAACAGCTAAGGGTTAGGTTTATTATGTTAGATAGTGGATGGATGAAATTATTAGTAGGGTTAGGTGCTGAATATTATAGAGGCAAAAATAAGCCTAAAATGCCTAAAATAGATGCATATAAACCAGAACCTATGCCAGATAGAAAGATTGAAGATTTTGCACCATACTTACCAATGATGGAAGGTATGCAAGCAGATACAGCATTACGTATGATGTCTGGTAATTTACCACAATCTGTAGTAGATCAAATAAAATCTACAGCAGGTGAAAAAGCTATGCAAGGTGGATATAGTGCATCACAAGGTAGATCAAGAAATGTTACTGCTAGGGATTTAGGATTAAATCAATTAGATTTAGTACAAACAGGAATGGCTTATGCTGATAATTTATATAACAGAGCACAAAGTAGATTAGATCAAGCATATAGTGCAGATACAGCTAAAGCTAATCAAGCATATGATGCATGGGCAAGTGCAGCAGAATTACAAATGGCACGTTATGAAGATAAAACAAGTGCACATAATCAAAGAGTTAATTCAGTAGTAGAAGCATTAGGTTCATTTATTTCTGATAGAGATGCTAATAAAAGAGAAGCTGAAGCTGATGCAAGAGCAGATAGAGCAGAAGCTAGAGCTCAACAAATGACTGATAGCTTATGGGGTGATGAAGGTTTATATGCACGACAATTAGCATTAGCTGAACAAAATGCAAATGCTCGTGGAAACTTAGGACAATCTAATTATGGTAATTATAACTTTCGTGTACCAGATGTAAGTTTTACACAATTCCCTTATCCAGGTGTACCATCAACTGATCCAAATACTATAAATCGTTATAATTTAGGTTTACCTCTTGTAGCACCTTTTGGATCTGGAAACTATTTTGGAAACTTTTAATAAATAGGAATAATCATGGCTAAACAATATCAATCAAAAATAAATAATCCAAATTTCAGACCAAGAGATTTTGTGCAAGGAGATGTGCAAGGAAGTCTACAAAAAGGTATTACAGCAGGTTTAGAAGCTCGTAAATCATTACAAATAATACAAGCTAATAGACAAGATATGAGATCACAAATGGCTATGTTGCCATCTAAAATTGCACAGGCAGAAGAAACATTAAAACAAACTGCTATTGCAAATCATGAATCATTATTAACAATGCCTTATGATATTGAAAAATTAAAATATGATAATGAAAGAGCTTTTTTAGATAATCAAAAAACAAAAGCACAATTTGCTTCTGGTGAAATTTTTGCACAAACTTTAGCAAATAAAGTTGAATATCAAAAACAACAACGATCTTTTGAACATGATTTATCCTATATGCAAAATAATATAGGAGCAATAGTTAACAGAATGGCAAATAATCCTAATGATTATAATTATATTTTAAGTGATGAAATATCACGAACAATGAGTCAATATGCAAGTGCTGATCCAAACTCAGACGCAGGTAAAGCTTATAATAGATATATACAAATAAGAAATAATTTACAGCAATCAATGGGTGGCGATTATAATGAAGAATTAGCTAAATTAACAAAAGAAGGAACAGATAAAGGATTAACAGGTGATGATTTAAATTCGCATATAGATGGTGGATTAGCTGCTTGGGCTGGTAATGATCCATTTAAATTAGAACAATCACAACAATTTGCTAATAAAAATGCAATGATAGCTGAAGCTAATTATAATCGTGAATATAATAAACATTATACTACAGGTATGGAAACATACAATGATCCACAACGAGCTGATATTTATGCTAAATCTCAAATAGCATCAAAACAATCAATGCAGGATATGAAAATTGCACAAGATGTGCAAGATGCTACTACTTTAGATTTACAAGCATTTCAAACTAATGCCACTACTGCTATAGAAAATTTTTTCCGACAACAATATAAATTAAAAATTCCACAAAAAGATGGAACATTTACAGAAGAATTATTAAGTGTAGATGAATTTTTTAGAAGAACTGCTGAATTTGGACCAAATACTGAAATGGCTAATGCTGCAATGGCACAAATTGATAGTTTAATAAAACCTTATTTTGAAAAAAAATTTGGAAGCGTAGAAGGTCAAACAGAAAAATATGCTGCATTTAAATCAGCATTATTAATACAAGTAGCTAATAACAGTAAAACTTATTTAGCTGGAGAAATGAATAAATTACAAGCTACAATTCAGCAAAATAATCCATTATATGCAGCTAATTCTGGATTTGGTTATATGCCAGATAAAGATGGAAATTTAGTATTTCGAAAATTAACTCCAGCAGAATTTGCAGAAGTAGGAGCTAATGGAGTAATGCCTAAAAAATCAGATTTATCTGCTTATGGTGGACATATGTTTGGTAATACTAGATATATATTTGGTAGAGATACAAGTCCAGCAGGTTTACAATATAAAAGTAATTGGTGGATATTTGGAAATTATGGTACAAAAGATATACCAGAAGGTCGAGATTATTTGTTTGCACAAGGAGCAAATGATGCTCAATGGGTATCAAGTGCAAGAGGTGATATACAAGCTAGACATGATTATTTAAAAAATATTATGAATAGTGATGAATTTACCGCATTACCACTACAAACACAATTAGAAATTAGAGATGCAGAAAAATTAATGTATACTTTAAATCATGGTGGATATGGTAATAAAGGAATTTTATTTAATGCTGGAATATTAGAATCTGATGGTTATAAATTTCAATCAGATAAATTTTCTAAAGAATGGGGAAGTGTTAAAAATGCAGCTGAAGCATTAGAAAACCGTTACCAAAAATCTTATAATTCTGCATATGGTTATGTTACTAATAGCAATAAAGCTTATGAACATATGAAATCTTTTAATGCTATATTAAATAATTTTGTAGCATGGGGTGAATTTGACCATCAAGTTGCACAAAGTAAATATAATTCATATCAATATATGAATGATCTTTTAAGCAATCAAATTGAAAACTTGAAAAGTCAGGGTTCACCATTTGGTGGAGTATTTGGTACGCCACAACCAGGAGCTGTAGAAGGCACTCCTATGCAAAAAATACCATAAATAATATTACAATAGAATAGAGGTTAAAATCATGGGTCGTATATATGACACACGTGAAGAGTTTATAGAAGAGGTTAAGAAGCTAAATATACCTGCCTATATGAATTTAACCGATGATGAAATATTTGAAGATTATTTAGCACACAATCCAGAATATAAAGATCGTATTAAACCTACAAATACTCCTACTGCAGAACCACCAGATTTAGATCTAGAAGATAAAGAAGACGCACCGAATAAAAAAACATTCTTTACCGCAATGGCTGAATCTTTTAGTAAAGATGGATATAAGTATATACCATTTGTTCGTGATGCTGAATTAGTTGAAACTGCTCGTATGTTAGGTAGAGCTAATCGTGTAAAAGATGGCACAGCTTCAGAAGAAGATATATTAAAAGTAAAAGAATTTTCTTTAGATGCATCTAGACCTACTACATTTGGTTATAAAATTGTAGATACATTACGTGAATCAACTGCATTCTTTTTAGAAACTCTTGGTAGTATATTTGTAGCAGGAGCAACTTTTGGAGTAGGTGCACCATTAGTTGGTAAAACTGTTGCAGGACAAGCAACTAAATTTGGTACAAAAAAAGCAGTATTAAAGTCTATAAATACTGCATTAAAAAATCGTGGATTAAGTCCAGTTGAAAAAGAAGTTTTAAAGAAAGCTGCTAAAGAAGCTGGAACAAAATCAAAGATAAGTGTAGCTGCATTAGATTTAGCAGATCGTGTAGCTAAAAGACAATTTAGTAGAGATATAATAAAAACTGCACAATTAGCAAAAGCTGGTTTATTAAAAGATGTAATAAAAAAAGAAGGTGTAGGAAATACATTAAAGAAAACTTCTAAATCACTAGGCGGTGGTGTAGCAGAAACTTTTACAGCATTAAATTTATTTAGAACTCCTAATGCTGTTAAAGATGCATTAGAAAGAATGTCACCTGTATTTATAACAGAACAAGGCGATATAGATGAAGAAATATTATTACGTTTAGTTGATGATGGTGATGATTTTTTACCAGCATTAGCTAAAGCATATGCTACACAAGGTATAGAATTTTTCTCTGAATCAGTTGGTGCATCTTTATATACTATGCATTACTTAATGAAAGGTGATGTTTTTGCTAATAAAATTAGAAAAGGATTAACAAAAGCTGCTAAAAGAAGCGGTCTTACAAAAGCAGGACAAGAAGCAATAGAAAAAATTTATGTTAATACAGGTTTAAAAGCTGCAATTACACCATATCTAGAAAAACAATTAGGTAGAGATAAAGTAAAAGAGTTGCTCTTTAAAACTGGTTTTGATGGAACTATTGCAGAAATGTATGAAGAACGTGTAGGAGATGTATTAAGAGCATCTGTAGGTTTACAACCAAACTTTTTACCTACACCAGAACAATTAGCATTAGAAGCAGTATCGTTTACAATATTTGGTGCAGGTATGAGTGCTGCAACAAACGCAGCACAAACTAAATTTTTAGGTGGTGCAGGTTATGAACAAGCACAAAAAGCACAAGACTTAATTAAACTACGTGCTAATAATCCAGATGCTGTACTATTAGAAAATGAAGAAACAAAAGAGTTATCAGATTATATAGATGAATATGTAGATCTAGCAATAGAACAAGCTGATAATCCATCATTGCTAACTAAAATTTTAAAAGGTGCAAAGATAAATAACTTTGGACTTTTTGATAAATATGAACAAAGAGGTTCTATATCTGAAGCACTTACAATGTTAAATATAGATAGTACTACTGCACGTATAGAAGCTATGCGAGCAGAAGGTAAAAGTACACAAGAAATTAAAGCAGATATAAAAACACACTTTACTGAAGTAGTTAAAGCACAAGGTGTTATAGAAACTAATACAGAAATACAACGTAAACGTGTACAAGATCTTATAAAGAAAGGTGAAGCTAACTTTGTAAGAGATAGTAATGGTAGAGGTTTTTATGTAGTAGATATAAATAAAACTGTAGCTCGTTATGAAGAAAATCAAATGGGTCAACAAGTTGGAAAAGTTATTGAAGCTTTAAAACAAGACAGAACAACATTAATTATATCTCCTACTACATATAGCAAATTACAAGCGTCTGGTGCTATAGAGGGTACAAGTATTACTCATGTATTAAACAGTAAAAATACAGCATCTATTGGCGAAATAATGCAGTTATTAAACATGAGTACACCAGCAGAAGCTAAACAAGTATTTGAAGCTTTAGAAACTTTAGATAAACATACAAATAAATCTAATGTACCAATAGAGATAGAAGTTAAAATGTTACCAAACTATGAAGTAGTTGGAACAGTTAGAGAGTTTAATGAACAATTTGGATATAATTTAGAAGGGTCACCAGAGTCTACAAAAAGATTATTTATTGCAGGTAGAAATTATATTGATCAAAGTAATCCAAATAAAATTATTGTAGAAATAGCACCATCATCAGATCTATCAGCTGTCTTTGAAGAAGTAATAGAGGGTGTATTTAAATCATTGGATGTACAAGAAGGTAGCAATAAAACATATCAAATGTTAAAAGCGCCATTATTACGTGCTGCTAAAGAACAAGGTATTAATGTTAGAAAAGAGGGAGATCAAGAGGGATGGTCTGAAATAGAAGTATTATCAAAAGTATTTCAAGCTGCAATAATGAATCAATATGCAGGTGCTGGTTCAGAACAATATAGTAAAGTAGTTGTACCACAAAAAATACAAGACATTGTATTAGATGAATTTACTAGATTACTAGGTAAGAAAACAATTGATTTAATGATGAATCAATCACCTTCTGTTAAAGAAAAGAAACCATCTGTTAAAAAAGCTGAAATTGCTAGTGAAACACCAGAACAAGAAGAAACAAAAGAAGAAGTTCCAGAAGAGCCTAAACTTACTACTAAAGAAAAATTAGCTAATATACCAAAAGATCAACCTGTAGCTCCAGAAGCTGTAGAAGAAATAATATCTGAAGCAGAAGCTAGAGTACAAGCTTTAAAAGGACCAGAAGCTGTAGAAGCACAAGCTGTATTATTTCAATTAAACAAAGCCTTAAATGCAGCTAAAAGAGATAATCCAGAAGATGTTGCACCATTTATTACTGCAGCATTTGATATATTAAATAATAGTGATGTGTCATTTAGATTAGAAGAAAGTTCTACTGAAGACAGTATGCTAGAAGCACAAATTGATTATATAGAATATTTACATGCAGAAAGATTAGTAAGCTATATAGATAACACAGCTATCTTAAAAGAGATTAATAAATTATTAACACAGTCTTCTCCTGGTTTAATGCACTTATATGATATACTTAAAGAAAATCCAACAACTAGAGAGTTTCTTAAAACATTACGTGACAGACAGTTTTCATTTATTAAATTCCTAGAAGAAACAAATGAAATAGCAGATCTGCGTGTATTACATAAAGCTTTAAATAATGTATTAGCTAATAATAAAAATGTAGATCCATTACTTGCTGCAGAAAGATTACACGAATCATTTGTTAAAATATTTAATAGATATGAAAATTTAGAAAAAATACCTGTATATGAATACAATGAAAGAACACGTAATGGTAGAACATATAAAGAACTTAATTTAAAAAATGGTGCCTTTAACGAGCAAAGATTACATAAACAAATTAGAGAACAAATGGCATTGTTTTTAAGACAATCGTCTATACAAGATTTAAGAAAAAGACATAACGCTTTTATATCAGAAAGTGGACATATTAATCATGAAGATATGGTAAGCTTTTTCTCTACATTAACTGCTATACCAGGAGCTATATTTAATAGATTTAATCCTAAACTATTAAGTAAATTTTATATAGATTTTGAAAAGGCTATTAATATAGCAGAAAAACGTGATAACAGAGCAGATGCTGCATTAGCATTAACATCATATTTCTTTAAAGAAACTAATGGTATTGATTATGAAAATACATTAGCACAATTCATATTACAATTTAATCAAGGTCAATTAGATATAGCTATTAAATATAGAAACTCTGATGGTGAACAAGAATTAGCATTAAGATCTACTAGTCAATTAATAGATGTTAGAAATGCATTAAATACAAAAATGGGTCAATTATCTGGTAGAGGTCTAGATAATAAGAAGAAAGGTGCTAAAAAGTTTACAGAGCAAGAACGTATAGAAACATTACGTTCTATGTTTATAGATGCGTTAGAAAGAAATAGAGATGTATATTGGCAGTCTTCTGGACAAATGGGTCAGAAGAATCAAATTTATATATTTGAAATGCCATTATTAAAAACTAGAGAAACTATAAACGAAGCAATAAAAGAATATGAAGAATATTATAATTCATTAAGTGATCATGGTAAACAATTTTTAGTTCCACCTAGTGTTGCTAGAAAATTACAACAATTATCAAAAGGTTATGATAATAAAAATATTCAGAACAAACCAGAGATCAGCAGATTTTTATTTGAATTAAATTATATTTTAAACAAAGGTAAAATAGATCAGCAAATGCATGGTAATTTTGAGTCATATAAAGATTACTTTGATATGAACAAACGTACATCACAAGTACCAACACCAGGATTATCGTTTAAATCTAAAAAAGAAATAAAGTATATTGTAATAGACGATAGTAAATTACTTGATGGACAAGCATTTATGAGTAGTTCTTTTGCTAAAGAATTTGCACAATACTATGGTGCTGATTATATGTTAGGTGCAGAAGAAGCAACTAGTGTTAAACCTGTAGTATCATTTGTAGATAAAAATAGTAATAGAATATTATTAAAAGGTAATATAATTAACAGTTCTTTATCAAAAGATGTAAGTCCAGAATATAAAAAGATTGCAGAATTTTTAGAACAAAATCCACAAATAGATTTAGTTATACCATTAAGTATGGCTAAAAGCGGATGGGTACGTGGTGATAAAAAATTAAAAGAATTATCTACTTATGAAAATCCTGTAATAGAAAGCATTACAGGAGATCAATTTATAGCTGTACAAAATTTAGATTACAGCAATACACCAAGTATTAGAAATCAATCTAAACAACAAATAACTGATACGTTACATGGATTACATCAAGAACAAATATATAAATTAGTTAATGAAAATATTGATATTCTTACTGGTATGTTTAACAACCAAACATATCAAGAAAGTGTAAAGGCATCAGAAGTATTAGATGAAATTATAAAAGAACGTGGTGATACTACACAAATAAGTGAACCAGCTGCTAAAGTAATTGAAGACATTGTTAAACAATTACGTAACAATAATGACTATGAAGGTACTGAACAACAGTTAGCTTTAGAAATGATAGAAGTATTACGTGATGTAATATCTAGTCATTCATGGCATAAAGAAACTGATGCTGATTATTTCTCTTCTGTATTTAAAGCATTAAATAATCAAGTTACAGAAATAGATCCACAGATCTATAAAGTTGTACAACAAATTAAAGCTAGATTTTTAATGCGTGCTATGCGTAGACAATTACCTAGAGTTATGATGCAGAAAATATCTGCTTACGATTTAAAAATACCTAGCTTTAAAGTAGTTAATGGTAAAACTAGACTGCCCTGGATTATATCAAATACAGAAGGTGCTAGAACAGCTAGAGGTTTTAAAAGTAAAAGAGCAGCTATAGAACATATCAAAAAAAATTATTTAGAATTTATGGATATGTTTGAAGTAGATAGTAATGGCGTATTACAAAATGGACAAAATGGTACTAAAGCAATTGTTAGAGAATATGAAATATATACTGTAGCTGAATTAAAAGAAGAATATGATATAGATGAATTTGGTGATAATGCAGTAGTTGTACCTGGAGAGATTATTATTGAATCACGTATTCCAGGTGAAAACTTACAATCACATATACCACATAGATTATGGAAACATGTTAATAAAGAATTAAATGGTAACTTTAGTATAACACCAATGGATGTTGTATTAGCTAAAGATGAAGATTTTGATGGTGATATAGGTTATCAATATCTGTTAGATAAAAATGAAACTAATATTATAACACGTAATAGAAATTTACAAATATTATTAATGGCAGATACGTATACTAATCCTAGTTACTTACCTGTAATACAACAACAAGCTCAAGATTTCATGAAACAATTAGATGAAATCAGACCTAAAATGAATAATGAAGAGCGTATAGAAAAAGAAATATACAGCAACTCTTATCAAGGTGAAGCTTATTCAAATAAAGCAAACTCAACAGCTTTAGATGCATTAGGAAGAACAGCTTCTTATATTAAATTCTATGACGTAGCACAGCATTTAAAATTTAGATTAAAATCTAATAGTGGAATAAGTAATAACTTTTCTTTTTATGGTGGTGTACCAGTAAGATATGAACCAAGTGATGGATCAATTGAAGAAAATATAAAACTATTACAAAGAAAATATTATTATGCTACTACAATTATTAACTTAACTGTAGATAATATTAGTAATCAGCAAATGGAAAAACTTTCTTTAAATGAAATTACTACTTCTATGTTACAAGCTTTATTATTTTTACAAACAGATATTAACTCTAAAAACATTAAAGAACGTGTACAAAAAATAGTTGAATTTTTAGAAACAAATACAGTACAAGCATATGTAAATGCTAGAAGAACTATAGAATCATTAGAATTTGATAAAGGTAAAGATACTAGAATTAATACTATACGTAATCTAATGATACGTGAGTTAAAATCTAAAGATGCACCTACAACTCAAGTAGAAAAAGTTTTAAAACTAGACGAAGTAATACAAGAAATTGGAACTATTAGTCAGTTATTAGATACACAACATGAAGTGCCAAAATCTATTAGTGAAATTATGCAAAAAGATAATGCATTAAAATCATTAGAAGATAATAGTTTTAAAATATTTGATACATCTGGATCTAAAATAAATAAAACTACATGGCATCCTGTAATGCGACCTGTTGCAGTTACTTTAATCCAGATGAAAGATAAAGCATATAAACAAAATATTATGCTATCTGATAATGGTAAAAAGTTATTAGACAAAGTAGCAACTAAACATAGAGTTAATACAACTACTGTTAGAGATTATTATATAGATCATATGGAAGATACTATATTAAGAGCTTTATCTAATAGAGCTGTTACACAAACAGATAAACCTAATTATATACAAGAAATGGGTTATCTAATTTCATTAATACAACAGTTTGAAGCAAGCAATCCTGGTAATTTATTTTTACAAATGTTGGAAGAAACTAGTGACAGCAAAGGTGACATTTCTCGTATACAAATATTAAGTGCATTACAAAACGCTTCAGTACCAGAAAGCTTAATTAACTATGCACAAGAAGCATTTAGTCAATTACCACAAGAATTACAAGATGCATTAGTCAGACATCAAGTAATGGTATATGGTTTATCAGATGTTACATATGCTGGTGGTTTCTTACCATTAATTAGTAGAACAGCACGTAGAAAACTATCACAAGATGTCAGTAAAGAAATAGAATCATTTAATGATAACTCTATTGATGATAGTTTTGTAGATGTATTAAATGATATTATTGTAGAAAGATATGCTGAAAAACAAACTTTACGTAAGAAAACTAGCGTTTGGTTCCAGGCAGAAAAGACTAATTTTGAAAACTCACATATATTACATAAAAGTTTATTAGAAGGTAATACTGATTGGATTAATAATATACCATCAGAATTTTTTGGAAAAGAATTTGATCGTGAAGAGTTCTTTGAATATTTATCAGAAATAATAAAAGAACAAAAAACTACATTAAAAGAAATAGGTAATCCTAACAATGTTACAATAAGAAGTAATAATGATGTAGGTAGTGAAAGCTATGCTTTATATGAGTATAGTAAAGCTATTACATACTTATCACCATTAATGTTTGGTGGTGCTAGAGGTATGCATAAACAATTTATTACATTACTTAATGACTCACGTACAGATGCTGATCTTGCAAAACTAATGCAAGAAGTTTGGGAAAAATCTGTAGGTGCTAGAAAAGAATTAGGTAAAGGTGCAAGACCTATTACAGAAGATAACATGTATCATGGTAATTTAGTATTAGCTGCTATACATGCTAAAATTACAGGTACTGAAAAAGTTGTACAAAGTATACAAGATATAGAAGTAAGTCTAGAGAAAGCTCTAGAAATAGAAATTAATAGACTTAAAAAACGATTAGGCAATCGTTGGAATGAACCAGAATTTAGTTCAAGTAGAAGACAAGAAGCTATTAAAGTATTAGAAAGCGTAAGAGATACTGCTAATATTAAAAAGATTACAACTATAGGAGATAGTTTAAGTTTAATTATTCTTGGCAGATTGAATGAATATAAAGAAAAAACTGGTAAAGAATTAATACCAATGACTACTGCTACTTATTCTAAAAAATCTGCAACACAAATCTATAAAGATTATATGTTACAAAAATCTGATTGGATGGAGAAACCAGAAGTAATAGAAGAAGCTATACGTAATTCATTTGAGCAATTACGTAATAAATTTAATAAACAGCGTAGTGCATATCTTACTGAAATACCATTTCGTAAAAACTATATGCCTTTGTTTTATAAACAAGATCAGTATAAAAAAGAATTACGTGAATTAAATAATGAAGATGTTAATCATGGCGGTACTGTTAGATCACTAGGTCGTACAAGTGATATTAATACATTAGAAGATATGTTAGAACAAGGATACACACCATTGTTTTCTAATCCTGCTGCTGCATATGAAAGATATGCACGTGAAACATCTAAAGATAGATATATGTCATCAGTATGGCAAGCAATGTTAATGTCACAATTACCAGATGGAACACAGCCAGTTGTACCTTTATTTAATAGTATAGAATTATTTGAGAAAAAAGGTATAGTAAGTGGACAGTTTATTGCTGCATATGCAAAACAATTAGAAAATGGTAATGGTATCTCACGTAATAGAGGTGAAAGTGATATAGCATTTATAACCAGAGTAGCTGAATCTCTAGAAGATTACATAGAATATGATACAGGTATACCTAGTATGCCTAAAGTATATGTACAAAGAGGAGATGTTAATAATGTTATTAAAATGATTATTAACAAACGTGCTGAAGGTAAGTTATTAAATGCATATGAAAGTGTACTAGCCTGGACTAAATTTGCTGCTATTGGTATTCCGTATTTATCTTGGTTCCATCATCTTGCATTAGTAGAATCTAGAATGGTTGCCTTTGGTGTCAAGCAATCTGATGTATGGAATCCAGCAGGTAGATGGAAAGAATTTAACGCATTTAGAAAAAATTTATCTCAAGATCCTTATATAGCTGCTAAATGGTATAAAACAGGTATGCAAGCTACATTACAGGATCCAGATTATAGACAAGGTTTAGTTAATGAAAACATACAAGCTAGTATAGAATGGGCAAACAAACGTAGGTTTGGTGGTATGGCTAAATCATTAGATAGATTTTTAGAAATGAAAATGAATTGGGATACTAAATTATGGGTACAATTACATGCACCATTAAAGATATGGACAGCTGAAGGTTTCTTACATAAGTATAAACAAATAGCTATGGATCGTAATATGCCTTTTGATGAACAAAAAGCTATTACAGAAATAGGTGAATATGTTGATCAGTTATATGGTGGTATAAACTTCCAAAGACATTTATGGGCTACGCCTATAGCTTTACAAACTGCTAATAATGTATCATTTGCATTTGACTGGACATATAGTGCATTAGGTATGGCAGGTGCAGGTCAAATTCCTGGTTTAGATTATATCTTTGGATCTAATAGTGATATGCAAAAAGAAATGCGTAGAAACTATTGGATGGGATTTGTACCATTAGTTATGTTTGGTATACCTAACGCATTGCAATTTGCTATATATGCACTTACTAGACCATTTGGTGAGAATGATGATGAACCATTCTCATATTTAAATGAACATGGTAGAGCTAGTTATATTGATGTCACACCATTATATAGATTAATGCCATTCTATGACAGTAAACAATATGGTGGTCCAAATGAACAACGTAGAGTTTATTTAAGATGGGGTAAACAAGGTTGGGAAATTAAAGATTGGGCTACTAATCCTATAAGAACAGGTGGATATAAATTATCTATACCTGTAAAACAAGCTATAGAACAAATTTCTGGTCGTAGCATGGGTGGTTGGGATTTAGCGTTTAAAGATGAATCATCTTATTATGGTGTATTAGAAGCACAAGGTAGTTTCTTAAAAGGTCGTGTAGGACACTTTTTAAAAATGTTTGCACCATTTAGTGTACAAGATATTATAAATAAAAACTCTACACCATTACCTAACATACCTGTTACATTTGCTAAAATGAAAAAAGGTAAACATGGTTGGTATGCTTCTAAACAATTAGGTGAATTATATGTAGGTTATATAAAGAACTTTGATAAGTTATATAATCATAGAGCAAACGTAGAACGTATAGGTAGTGATATAGTTGCAGCGGCTGCTAAAAATGGTTTTGATCCAGATAAAGTACAACGAGCTGGATTAGCAATGGCAAGAGCTGAACTATATGGTAAATTAGAAAATGCATTACGTAAGAAACGATTTGAAGAAGCTGATAAATGGGCTGTTAGATTACGTGGATTAGAAGGTGCTGCTTACTCTATTAACAAAACTTGGAGGGAAATTACATCAGAATGAAATTTATAAAAAATAATGATGACGGAATAATTATTTTTGGTATATTGATCATAACGATGCTTGCTATTATAATAGAAGTTGTATTAATTTCATTGTAGTAATCGTAATAACTTAAAAAAAACCTACCCCTAGAAATTTAAGGGTAGGTCACTTATGCACATTAGTCTGTTCTGCAGTACTAATATAGAGATACTAGAACGACTAAATTAATATTGTCAATAAAAAACCCCTTAAAATAAGGGGTCTTTTTTTTTACTTCTTGACTACTTTTTTATAAGTAGCACCTCTGTAGTTTAGAGTCACTTCCATAGCTGTACCTTTCTATGTTAGCGTTCCTTCGTACACATTGTACTACTTCCGTTCTCAGAGAGAATGAACGTATTAAGCAATCATATTAGAATGGAATGTCTTCTGTATCAAGATATTTATCACCTGGATCTTGATTTACATCTTGGTCAGAAGTATTCTTGGCACCAAGAAACTGTATTTGTGTAGCTACTAAACGCAGTTTCTGTCGCTTTTCACCATCATCAGTTTCCCATATATCAAGCTTTAGTTTACCATCAACTAATACTTGACTACCTTTGCCAATATAATTAGCACAAGTTTCTGCTTGTTTAGACCAAACAGTTACATCTAAAAATACAGGCGTATCAACTTTCTCACCTGTTGATTTATCTATGTAACTATCATTAATAGCTAATCCAAACTCACCAACAGACGTACCATTGGATAGAGTTTTTAGATCTACGTCACGAGTAAGATTACCCACAACTACTACTTTATTATAACTTGCCATTTTATTTCCTTTCTGTTAAACGCCAGACTATTCCTGGCTGGTTACTGTAATATTTCTCTAGATGCATCTCGCATATTCTAGAGTCGTTAATAATTAAACCAACTTCTTCCATACTATCTAATAGAATTTTAACTGTATTATCCAGGTCTGGTTTAGTAGTCTTTATTATTTTATTTTCTCTATCTTTAGCAGAATGCTTTTTAAGATAGGGGAAATTAAAGGTGACCTCTAACCTTAATGGACAGTCAAAAGGCAATTGTAGGGCATCCTCGTGAGCCAAATGTTTAATATTTTGCTCTAATTCACCCCTAATGTATGCTTTTAGCTGATTTAACTCTTTACTTGCACTAGCTGAAACAAACAAATGTTTCTGCCACATTTTAAGTAAAGGTATTC